ATTGAATAGATTAACACATTCTGAAAGAGATACTTTATACGAAGCAAAAGTAAACCCAATCGCTGTATTCCCTGGACAAGGTATTGTAGCATACGGACAAAAAACTTTACAAGATAGAGCATCGGCATTGGATAGAATCAATGTAAGAAGATTACTTATCACTGTTAAGAAGTTTGTGGCATCTACATCTCGTTTCTTAGTATTCGAACAAAATACTTCAGAGACTAGAACTAGATTCTTAAACACTGTTAATCCTTATTTTGAAGCAATTCAACAAAGACAAGGACTTTACGCATTTAATGTGGTAATGGATGAAAGTAATAACACACCTGATGTTATCGATAGAAACATTATGGCTGGACAGATTTTCTTACAACCAACAAAGACAGCTGAATTTATAGTTATTGATTTCAACATCTTACCAACTGGAGCAACATTCAGCGCATAAGATAACGAAAAAATAATTAGTGTATATTTATTATTAATAAAACAGATAAAGAAATAAAATGGCAGAAGTATTAGAGTTTGATAAGATGTTCTATACGAACTTCGAACCGAAGATGAAGAATAGATACGTTATGGAAATTGACGGTATCCCTTCTTACTTAGTAAAATCAGCAGCTAGACCTTCAATAACTTTTGAAACAATTGTGTTAGACCACATCAACATCAAAAGAAAATTACAAGGTAAAGGTGATTGGCAAGATATAACAATTACATTGTATGACCCGATTGTTCCATCAGGAGCACAATCAGTAATGGAGTGGGTTCGTTTAGGACACGAATCTATTACTGGTAGAAGAGGATACGCTGACTTCTATAAGAAAGATATCACTTTCTATATGTTAGGGCCTGTTGGAGATAAAATCGAACAATGGACAATCAAAGGAGCATTTATTAACTCTGCAAATTTTGGTGACCTTTCATTTGATTCTAACGAACCTGCAACTGTTGAATTAACTTTATCTTACGATTACGCAATTTTAGAGTTCTAAAAATATTCCTTACGGATGCTACCGAAGGACAACCCTCATCAGAAATGGTGGGGGTTTTTTTATTTCTAATTTTTTTAAAAACATATATTTATATATAAACAAATACATACAAGTTATGACAGAACAAACATACGATTTTCCAACCGAAGTGTTGGATTTGCCATCAAAAGGATTGGTTTATCCAAAAGATCATCCATTGGCATCCGGTAGAATTACAATAAAGTATATGACTGCAAAAGAGGAAGATATCCTATCCAGCCAAAATCTTATCAAAAAAGGTATTGTATTGGATAAGTTGTTTGAATCTATCATTGTGGATAAAATCGATTCTAAAGATATTGTAATTGGTGACAAGAACGCTATTATTTTGGCAACAAGATTGTTAGGATATGGACCTGAGTATTCAATGAAATTTTATTCAAGTGTAACAGGTGATACAATTCAAACTGTAGTTGATTTATCAAAAGTTCAAACAAAAGAAGTAGATTTTTCTTTATTTAAAAACAAAAATGAGTTTGAATTCACTACTCCATTGGGAAAAAATAAATTAACTTTTAAGTTATTGACACATGGTGATGAATTGGCAGTAGAAAAAGATATCCAAGCTCTTGAAAAATTAAATAAGGATGGTTCTTTTGAAATTACTACTAGATTGAGATATATGATTAAATCAATAGATGGTAATTCTGATATATCTACAATTAATAAGTATATTAATGGAATGTTAGCTAGAGATAGTAAAGCACTAAGAGAATATGTAAAGAGTATGTCTCCTGATATGGATATGACTTTTGAATATACTCATAGTACGGGGGAGAAGGAGGCTCTACCCATAACAATGGGTGTAAACTTTTTTTGGCCTACCGAGTAATCACACAATAAATGTTCACACTCAAATATTTGAGATGTGCAACTATGGGAATGGGTTTACTGTTATGGATTTATACCATATGCCGGTTCATTTAAGGAACTTTTACTATAGAAAATTAGTAGAAGCTAAAGAAAAGGAAAACGAACAAATAAAGAAAAACAATTCACCATCAAATTCATCTAAAGTTAGGATTAAACGATAATCCTAACTTTTTTTTTAACCTATATTTATACTATATTAATAGAAACATTTATTATGAAAAAAACTAAAAAATTAGAACAAAAATCATACATTAAGGAGTTTTTTGGTCTATTTGGGAAGAAAAAATCGGAAAGAAAGAAGGATATAAATGATTTAATCGATAATGATCCTATTCTTAAGAAATTAGATGCTGAAATCAATGATATAAACTCAAAAGCCGAAGATAGATTGGAAAAAATAGCAACATCAGACCAAATGGCTATATTGAGAAAATATGGTGTTATTAAATAAAAATAATTAATGGCTGATACTAAAGGTGCAAATTTAAAAGAAGCTCTAGCAGCTGAAAAGGAAATTCTTAGTTTAGAAACTAAGATAACTGAACTTGCCGAGAAAAAAGGTAAAAGAGCAGAAAAACAATTAGCCACTGCTCAAAAAGATCTTGCCGTAAAAAAAGCAGTTCTTACTAATAGTAAAGCATACTCCGAATATCAAAAAAAGATAAATAAAGATACCGAAGCATTTGGTAAATCTTGGAGTAAATTAAGTGGTGCAGTTCAAAAAAACTTAGGTGGAACTAATAGAAATGCAACAGTATATTCATCTATAAGCACTAAAATAATAGCCTTAGAAGCAAAACAAGCCGGATTGACTGGTGATGAATTGGAAGCTAATTTGCAAATGGTTTCACGATTAAGAGAACAAAACGATAGTATGTTACAACAGGCCAAAACTACAGCAACCGCTGAAGCTAAGGCTAGGGGTATGAATGATATTGCAATAAAAAGAAAAGAAATAGAAGAAGAAATCACTAAAGCTAAAGAAGAGGGTAATGATGAGTTAAGAGAAGCTTTAGAATTAGAAAAGGAAGCATTAGAACTAAAGGATAAGTTAGAAAAGCAAGAAAATAGACTTACTGAAATAAAAAGTCAACAAGATGATTTAATTAATCAACTACCAGATGGTCTTAAATCATCAATTGGATTTGCAAAAGGTTTAGGTAATGCCATTAAAGCTGGTATGGGACCTTTGTTTTTAATTGGTGGCGTTTTAGCTCTAGCTATCTCATCTTTTAAAGAATTGGATGAATCCGCAAAAAAATTCAGAGAAACAACTGGACTTACAAATTCACAAATGGAAAGTATCCGTTCCGATGCAAATCAGATTACGGGTGAATTTGGTAATTTAGGAGTAAATGCTGAAAAGGTATTTGATACAGTGGCCGCTTTAAAATCCGAATTTGGTGATACAGTCAAATTTTCAAAAGAAACAACCGCAGCACTAACTGTATTAAATGCAAATTTTGGTGTATCAGCCGATACAGCAGCTAAAGTTCAATCTCAATTTGAAGCAATAGGGGGTGTATCTTCTGAAACGGCAGCAAGTCTCCAAATGCAAGTTGCAAATATGGCAAATCTTGCCGGAGTTGCTCCTGCTAAGGTACTTGCAGATATTGCAGAAAACGCAGAAGCAACATCTACATTCTTTAAAGGTGATTTGAATGCATTAACTAAAAATGCAATTCAAGCCCGTAGAATGGGAACTTCTCTTAAGGAGCAAGTAGCTTTAGCAGAGAAACTTTTAGATTTTGAGAGTGGTATTGAAGAAGAATTAGTAGCAGCAACATTTGTAGGTGGGCAATTCAACTTAGGTAGAGCTAGAGCATTGGCAATGGAAGGAAAACTTGCTGAAGCAAATGAAGAAACTCTAAAACAAATTCAAAGAAGTGGTGATTTCCGAAAGCAAGATTACTTTACACAACAACAATTAGCCAAAGCAGCTGGTATGAGTGTGGAGGAAATTAATAAACAATTAAATGCACAAGAAAAATTAAATAGTTTAACAACAGAACAAAAGAAAGCGGCAGAAGATGCAATTAGTAAAGGATTGGATATTACAAATATAAACGCAGACCAATTAGCACAAGAAACTGAAAAGTTTGCTAAGCAACAAGAACAACAAGCTCAATTGGAAAAATTAAATAATGCTTTTATGGGTATGGCAGCTACAATTGGTTCTGTATTAATACCATTGATTGATGGTATAGCTTTAGTATTAACACCAATATCTTTACTTGTAGAAGGTATTCAATGGTTTTTTGGTGGCATAGGAGAGAAAATATCAGCTATGATAGGACCTTTAAATATGGTTGGTAAAATTATTAAAGGGCTTGCTGGATTAGCAATTATATTTGCGGCTTACAAAGCATACGCTTCGTTTGCAATTGTTCCTGTAGTTGGGGCAATTAAAGGAGCTATAGCGGCAGCAGCAATTTTAGCAAGTGGATTTAGTTTACTATCTAAAATTGGTGACTTGAATTCCCCCGCTGATGGTAAAACGCAAGTATCAACCAAAGAAGGTGGATTATTTGAATTATCACCAAATGATGATTTAGTTGCCGCACCTGGTGCAGCCGCTGCGTTAGCGCAAGCTGGAAATGCGGATGTTGGAACAACTACATTGGCCGATGGTAAATCATCTCCCAATTTAGCAGTATTATCGGCACCACTTAATGCAATGATTAATGAAATAAAAGCTCTAAGAGCGGACTTAAATAGTGGAAAAATAGCAGTTTATATGGATACTGCAAAAGTTACGGCAAATATTTCAACAAATGTTGACCAAGGAACAAGAAATTCATATAATTTAGGTTCAGCTTAAATA